ATAAACCAATGCGTCACGGTGCCGATGCCGATAAAAATCAAAAAGGTGTTCATTCCCTTTCTCCCTTCTTCTCGTTCGGCAAAAGGCCGACAAACTCAAGGCCGCGACCGCGTGCGTAAATCTCTCCCATGATCGTCCCCAGCTTTACGGGGTCAGGGGGCGTGACCCAAATGATCTTGTATTCCGGCTTTTTTCTCATTGCATTTTCCTTTCCCCTGTGTTACAATGAGCACAGGACACAATATCTGTGCTGAGATTTGTTCCTTCGCCCTGTTCGGTCTGGTACACCGAGCGGGGCATTTTTTACTGCCCGTCGCTGAATTTTAGCAGCGCGTCCACGGTAACGCCGTAGTGCTTTGCCAGCTTCTTGACTTGGCGCGGGTGAGGGCGGCACACGCTCTCTTTCCAGTTTTTGATCGACGTCTGCGATACGTCGATTTCTTTTGCAAGACGGTAATTCGTCTCGCCGCGCTCGGCTTGCAGCCGAGCAAGGTTTTCAGGAAAACTCAATTTATCCTCTCCTTTCATTGCTGTTGTGCACCTCCTCCGCTCTGTGGTAAAATGGAGTACAGAAAGGAGGTGATCTCATGGATCCTATTAAGCGTTACGCGCTTGACATCGCAAAAGAAATCATTGTCGCCAAAATGTCAAACTCTACCATTCACCCCAACAAAGAAAACGGAGTGCAAGTCGCTGATTTCTTCGAAGAAATCTATAAGCGCGTCTTAGCTTTATCCAAGTCGGAAAACTAACCACGTTCCAGATTCACCACCACCTGCGCGGCTGCTGCAAGGGCCTGCATCCCTTCGGCGGTCGCACAGCCGTATTCAGCCCACTTCTCAATAGCATTGAGCAACGTGTCCTCAAGGCGCTTTTCGGTCTCGGTCAATTTTTTCACCTCCAAAATTAGAGTATTCTATTGACAAATTGGAGCAATGGTGATACTCTAAGTTTGCGACAACTATATGTTTCTCACCAGCTCGATTTGTCGGGGTGGTTCGGTTTCTTATTACCTGTCCACGGTTTTTAGTATACTCCAGACTTGAGTATTTGTCAATAAAGACTTGACTGTTGGATTGCACAAGTATAGAGGGCTGAATTTATGCCATTTACTCAAAACTTCAATTATTGCATGGAGCAAAAGAAATACACCGCGTACAAGTTTGCAAAAATAATTGGCGCGAGTAACCAGGGCGTTTTGAATTGGCAGTCCGGAGAGTGCATTCCATATCCAAAGACCCGCCAGAAGATCGCCGACCATTTCGGCATCACCCTTGCCGAGCTGGACGGTGACGAGCTTCCCGTGCTTCCGGGGCAAAAAGAAAGCGCCCCCGATCCGAAGACCAAGGGCGTGAAAAAAGCCCACGCCACAGATGGCGAGGGCTATACGGACTTGCAGAAGGCCGCTATTCAGTTTGTGTTGTCATTGCCGCCGGAAAAGCTGGAGCGGTTTATAAAAATGGGTCGCGCCGCTTTTGAGGAAGACCAATGAAAGAAATCATTATTTCACTCGGCTGTGCTGCTATTTCCGGCATTGTCGCATGGATCGTTGCAAAACAGGCGGCAAAAGCCGAAATCAAAAAGCTGCAAACAATATGGGCGCACGAAAAGGAAACGGCCTGCGATGCCGATTTTGACAAAATGGTATCTGCCGTTTCCCTTTACGCAAAATATCCAGCTCTGAAGGGCTTTGAGGATGCTGCCAATGCCGTCGCCGTTTATCGGGCAAAGGCAACCGAGGAAATGGCGGTCGAGGTTGACAAGCTCAGCGGATTGGTGGAGCGGGTTAGCCCAAATTGCGACGCGATCTCGAAGCAGTTAAATGCCGTGATCGAATGCAAGAGGAAAGCCAACGGTTAAAATGCGGCCTTTCCGGCTTCGCCCTCTTTCCAAAACACTTCAAGTTCCCCGGTAAACAGGTTTCGCGCCATTCGGTAAAGCTCGGTCATTGCGGTCTCTCGATCCATGCCGTCACATTCCAGGCCGATTTCATACTCGGCGCCTTTTTCTTTACTGATCGCCCAAATTTTCATTTTAGAGCCTCCATGATTTTTTGAAGTTGTTCGTCGGATAACTTTTGTATCAGGTCAAAGGCTTCCGCCAGCATTTCTTGATACTTTATTGTATCACATTTTGCGTCGTTACACAACATCTTGCGTCCCTCCGTTTGGCTCTAAGGCTATTTTTTGCTCCTCCTCCGCGAGGATGCGCTCAATCAGCGCGAGCATTTCGTCTTTTTGCTTCGGCGTTAGGAGCAGATAAAGCGCCACCGCCGCTTGCACCTGTGCGTCCATGCTTCGACCTCCTTTTCGGTATTCATACCTATTCCCACAACAGGCGTTTGCTGCACGGCGCTGTGCAACAATTAAGAAATATTATAAAGCGGCGCGCAGCCGCAGGATCACTTTTTATTTTACTATGTGTCGATTATTGCACTTTGTGCAGCCGAAAATATAATAACAGAGGGGAGAAAGTTTATCATGATGTGTCCAAATTGCGGGAGCGAAAATGTAACGATTGAAATCCAGCAGGCTACGACCTACACGAAAAAACACGGAAACGGAATTGGCGGGCATCTGAACAATGCCGCCCGCGGCTTGACTGCGTTTTGCACTCTCGGCATGTCTAATCTTGTTTGGAAAAAGAGCAAGGGGAACGAAAAGACTGTCGTTAAAAACGAAAAGGTTTGCCTCTGCCAAAACTGCGGTTATTCCTGGACTATTAAGTAACTAAAGGCCCCGCCGCCCTCTGCAACAAACGGCGGGGCCTTTTTGCAGCCGGCGAGAAGCGGTCGTCGCTGCTTGTCTTTACCGTAGCCCACTTTGGCTTGGTAATTCAATGCCGAAGCCTTGCAATAAGGCAGCGTTCGACATGGTTCGACAAGCCCTCATCTTGCGACTTTGCGGCGCGAAAATCGAAAAAATTAAGGTGGCGTAAATGAACATCCAAGAAGTGTGTAGAATCCGTAAAGAAGAATTGAAAATGACCTATCAAGACATTTCCGACGCTTCCGGCGTACCGCTGTCCACCGTGCAGAACTTCTTTTCCAAGTTTTCTAAATCTCCGTCGATTTACACCGTCGCGCCGATCTGCAAAGCGCTTGGAATATCGCTTGATGAATCGTTCGGGATTTCCGAACACCTGACGCCGACCGAGGAAACTTTGCAAGCGCGGAATGATGAGCTGGAACGCCATGTTGACGCAAAGGCCGATACCATTGAGATCATGCGGCGCGGTGTCCATATCCGCAACGGCGCGATTGCTGTAATGTTTGTTATCATCGTTTTTCTCGCTGCGTGGTGCGTGTACATTGATTTTCATTGTATAGATTACGGATTTTGGAGGGGGATTCGATGAGAGTGGCATTGTATATCCGCGTCACGAGCGAGGAGCAGGCGCGGCATGGGCTGTCCCTGCAAGAGCAGCGTGACGCGCTGATAAGATATGCCAAAGCAAATAAAATGACCGTGGTTGGCATATATGAGGACGCGGGCATATCCGCGCGAAAACCGTACAAAAAGCGCCCTGCGCTCCTGCAACTGCTGGACGATTGCAAGGCTGGGAAGGTAGACACGATCCTGTTTATCAAGCTCGATCGCTGGTTTCGAAACGTTGCCGGGTACTACGATGTACAGACGCAGCTGGACAAATACGGAGTGACATGGCAAGCAACGGAAGAGGACTATGAGACGCGCACCGCGTCGGGGCGCTTAAAGGTCAACATCATGTTGTCTGTCGCGCAGGACGAGGCCGACCGCGCAAGCGAGCGAGTCAAATTTATCAACGACGGCAAGCGTGCAAAAGGCCAACCGGCAGGGTCAAAAGCCCCTTTAGGGTATATCATCAAGGACAGGAAATACCAGATTGATAACGATACGGCAGATGCCGCGCGAGATATGTTTGCGGCGTATGTCAGACTGCAAAGCGTGCTGGGCGTAAAAAAGTATATGCTCGAGACGTGGGGGGTTGACAGGGCGTATACCAAGTATGTAAACTATTTTCGGAACCGGCTTTATATCGGCGAGGTGTACGGCATCGAGAACGCTTGCCCCGCCCTGGTGAGCAAGCAGGATTTTGACATTGTAAATGATATTCTTCGCCAGCGGTCGCAGCGCTGCGCGGGAGTTGAGACAGATCGAGTTTATTTATTCTCGGGCTTGTTGCATTGCAAAGAGTGTGGAAAAACGATGCAGTCGGAAACGGCAAAGCAGATTTATACCTACTACCGATGCCGGACGCGAATGCTTGACAACTCCGCGTGCCAGCACAAAAAGAGGGTTCGCGAAGACGCGTTGGAAGATTATTTATTGCATGAGCTTGAGGGGATTGCCGAGCGAAACAATCGCTATTACAAAAAGGCAGAAAAAAAGCCCACGCAAAGCGCGGACGCGATACGCAAGAAAATGGGTAAGTTGAAAACGCTTTATCTTAACGACTTGATCGAGTTGGACGAATACAAGAAAGAGTACACCACATTAAAGAAATCCATTGAAGCGGTAGAGGAAAAGCCGAAGACAAACCTTGACGCGCTCCGAAATGGACTTGCTGAATATGACACTTATTCCCGGGAAGAGAAAAAGGAATTCTGGACGCGCTTTATCCGGAGAATTGACGCAGATGACGACGGCGCGTTTTTTGTAACGCCACGTTAGGCATATTTGCCCTTGGTGTTCCCAAAGGTAAATTTTGCCCAAAAGAATCCCCCGCCTTACGACGGGGGTGTTCTTATTTTTCGAGCTTCCGCATCACGCTGTTGTACACGCGCTCGTTTACGATTTTCAAGCTGTCCATCAGCTCGTCCATGATCTCCCACGCCTTGTCCGGTGAAACATCTGCCACTGCGCGCAAAAAATCGCTGTCGCCGTATGTTTCGACGCTAACCGGCGCGGGCGCCGCGGAGTATGCCATTGGCAAAGCCTTCTCTCTGCTGCCGCTTTGCTGGTCACGGATGGCATACAACACGGCAAGGCGCTCATAGTTTGTCCAGCTTGATTCCTCCGTTTCAAGGCGAGCTATCCAGCGCTTGACCTCATTCTCGTCGACCATAGGGGACGCACCCCCTTTATTCCTCCATCAGGCTTGCGGCGCGACGCAGCGCTTCCTTTACGCGGTCGTCGTCCGTCTCGCGCATCATGTCGTTGATCTGCTCGCGCAGGTGCTCCATGCTGTCGGCGCGGCTATAGTGCCCGCGGACATAATGCGTGCCGCGGCGAGCATAGGAGCTGCCCCTGCCGTAAGTGCCGCGCATATCGGCCTGCCAGTCGCCGCCGCGAGAATAATCACCGTCGCTGGAATAGTCTCCGTCGCGAGAATAACCGTCGTCTTCCATCATCTCGATCTTGTCGATGTTCTTGATGGTGTCGGTCAGCTTGTGCGCGATTTCGAGATCGCCCGCGCCAAGCTCGCCCTTGCGGCTGATCTCGTCCAGCTCCTTGCAGAGCATATCGCGCAGATCATACATTGCTTTCTTACTCATGTTCATTCTCCTTTCACGCGATTCTCTCAACCGTCAGGTTCGAGTTGGCGAAGTTGACGGCCTGAGCGCTGGTGTTTTCCATTGCGACCGTCAGGCAGCAGCCTTTCGGGACGCAGACCTGCGCGGAAACATAAATGTTAAAGTAGTTCTCTACCGCCGCAGGCGTAACAGTCGCCGTTGCGCTGGTCAACGGCTCTCCGTTGATGGCAAGCGCCGCCGTGATGGCCTCGACCGTGCCTCCGGTGGGAATAGCGATGTTGCCGCCAAAGGAGACCCTAAACAGGGCGCGGTTTTGATTGGTGAGGCCGCGCAGCGTGACAATGCCTGCGCCCTGACGATGCACGATACACGGCTTGCTGTTGACCGCCGTTTCGGTCAAGGGAACGTTCTGGCCTGCGGCTACGCTCACAATATTCGCGTTTGTGTACTCTGCCAAAATAATCAGTCCTTTCATATGCCTCGAAATCGAGGCAATTAAAATACAGCGGCGAGGCAATAGCCCCGCCGCGTTGGTGTCAGTATCGGCACGGGGCCGAACATTTTGTTGGCGTCAACAAAACATCGCCAACAAAAAGCTATGCTATGCAGTTGTCAGCAGCCGCAACAGGCAAACTGGTTGCAGCAATAGGGGTTCTGCACCGTGTAGGCCGGAATGGGAGAGGGGCGCAGCTGCGAGACCAGATAGCTGTTCTGCGCCGCCTGACTTGCCGCCAGCTTCAAGCCCTGGTTCTCGGCCTGGAGGTCAGAGAGCTTGCTCTGCGTCAGGAAGTCGAGGATGGCGCGGCTGTTCTGGTTGTTCGCGTCAATGATGTCGCGCGTGGCGTTCTGCACGGTGTTGCGCGTGTCGCACGCCTGCGTCGCCATGTCATAGCGCACCTGCGCGATAGCCGCGCGATTCTCGCAGCAGCAATTAGCGGCCTGCATCTGCATGGCGTTGAGCTGCTGCATGAGCGCGGCCTGCTGGTTGCTGCGGGAAAGTTCGGCCTGTGCAAAGCCGTTTGCCATCGCCATGTTGGTGCCGTTGACAAGCTGCGCCTGCTGATAAAACCCGTCGCAAAGGCCCTGATTTACGCTGTCGATCTTGCGCTCGACATTGGCAAAATCAGAGGTCAGCACGTAGCCGTCGACCACGCCGCCGCCGTTGCCGTTGTTCCCCCAGCCGTTGCCGCCCCAGCCGCAGAACACAAACAGGAAAAGAATGATGATCCACCACGCGCCATCGCCGCCGAAGCCGCCAAAGCCGCTGTTCATCATGCCGGTTGGCGCAACAGGCATAGTGGCCTGAACGCCGCCGTCAGAAAGAGACATAGTATCACTCCTTTGAAAAATTTTTATTCATCAAATCGTGGCCACGATGTTGATTTATGTTGATGTTTACTGCATCAGGCTTTGAAACTGCTTCGCCATCTGCTGTAGCTGATTGAGTTGTTGCTGGTTCAGCCTACCGCTCTGCAAGAGCTTTTCGACCTCCGCTTTGGGGTCGCCCTTGAAATTCGCTTTGAACTGGTTGAACTGCTGCATCATGCGCTGGAACTGGCCTACCGGTCCGGGCATCTGTTCGCCGCCGAGAGCACCGAAAAACGGATTATTCATCGTCTTCGTCCTCCTCGACCTTGCGCTTCTTCTTGCCCTTTAATTCGCCCACAAGCGCCGCCAGACGGTCGAACTCCTCGCGGGTGACAAATTCCACGCCCTTTCCCTGCGGCGCTGTACGGGGCGTTTCTGCGCGCTCTACGAGGTCATAAATCTTGAGTGTCGGCTTGCCGCTCGCGTCGGACTGCTTGAGGTACACAGTCGGGGCGGTGGAATCCCACAACGCAACAGCGGAGTTGGGCGCGATCAGGTAGCCTCTTGCCTCCTGCTCGCTGCTGACCCATTGCACGCCGCCGGTCGCGACAGGATTTTGCGGCACGGGAGGCGGAGCGGGCTGCATCATCTGCTGCTGCCGCATCTGCATGAGGTTGTCCGGCATCGGCTGTGGATAATAAGGGTTTTGATAGTACGGATTAAAAGCCATGTCATTCAGTCTCCTTTACCCAAAAATAGAGCACAGTCTCATTGCTGCTGTCCCATGAATCAAAGATCGTCCCGTCCTGCACGCACACCACATGGCCGGACAGGGCTAAAATGTATGTGCCTGCCGGATGCTCGTCCGCAAACTGCCCGACGGTGTAACACAGAGGGCAGGTGTCCGGCACGATGTAGCGCCGATAGCCGAGGGAGTGCAGATACGCGCCCCAGGTCGCGTTGGCCGACGGCATGTCTCCGTCTAAGTAGCCTTGTATGGCGAGCGCGAGATACGTTTCACCCCAGTCTTTTCCGGTCGCTTTGGAGATCGCCCGGACAGTGCAGTCCCCCACGTTCTTGCCATAAGGCGACGGATTATAATAGCTATACATGCAGCAGCTCCGCGAAATAGACATAGGTGCGCAGCTCGTCCGGCTCGGGGAACAGCACCAAAATATCCCTCGCCATCTGCTCGGTGAAGCCCAATGCTAAAAGCCGTTCGTACATACAGCGCACCTCCTTTTCTGCCTTTATGGTACAAGAAAACCCCTTTTCCAAAGTGCCGGAAAAGGGGATGAAAAGTGTACGGCGAAATTCGTCGAACGATTGCGCTTGCAAATTCTGACGGAATATGCTAATTTTTTGTCACGACGTGCTCCATGCGTCATTCATACCCTTCCCATAAAGGAAAAGAGCCTCACCGTTTGGTGAAGCTCTTTTCCTATTCAAAGACTTCCGATGCGATTTTGCGGTACGCCTTTCGGCGATACTTTTTGACCGTATCCGGCGACAGATTCATTTCAAATGCCACCTGTACGCAGGAGCGGCCCCGCACGTCGCACTCGACGAGGCACGCCATTTCGTCGGGTGGAAGCTCAAAGGACCGAATGTATGCCACGGCCTGCCGCGGGGCCATAGAGGATAATTTTGCCCGGATCGCTCGGTGCTGCTTGTCCATGCTGTGCGCCGGGGCTTGCAGAGCGCTCACGCGAGGGGAGGCACGCCTCCCGCCCGTTTTCCTTTCGTTATTTTAGAATTTTTCCGAGGTATGCGTAAACATATTCTCCCCATGCCTTCTGCGTCGCGGAGCCGAATGAACCGTCCACGTCCAGCTCGTACCCGCAGACATTGAGAAATTCCTGCAATTTCTTGACTTCCGCGCCCTTGTCGCCGCGTGTGAGCACGGTCTTGTCCGCGGGGTATTTCGGCACGCCGAAGCCACGAATATACCGCCCGTTGATTTCCAACGTCCGATAGCCGCACTCGTGAGCTTTACCCTTGTTGCCCTCGAACACCGTGAAGCTCTGATCGTCACAGGCGGTCACGATGCCCGTGTGGTTGGGCGCGCCGGTGCAGTCCGTGAGGGCGTAGTCCTTGCGGTCGTTCCAGTAGTAAAACACCTGCTCGCCGATTTGGGGGACGTGCGCATCGTCCTCAATCCATTGGCCGCGCGCTTGATACCAGCGCATTTGCTCCCCGCAGGAGCACTCGACGGGAATGACCTCCGTCAGGCCGCAGAGGATCGCCGCCGCGGACACCATCGCCGCGCAGTAGTCGTCCGAATAGGCGAGCTTGTAGCCGCGCGGGTGCGGGAGGTAGCTGTTGTAGGCGTCCACGATGCTTTTATGCACCGCATCGCCGCGTACAGCGCCGACCCAGCCCGTCATGGTCTCAAGAAATTTCTTCATTTTTGCGTTTCTCGGTCTGCGTGCCGAAGTAGAAGGCGATGATGGTCGTGAAGATCGTCAGAAACTCCGTCCCGCTGATGCTGCCGCGCAGGGCAAGCACCGAGAAAACCGCCGTGAGCACGACGGTTACAATGCTCTTAACCGTGAGCAGATTGGCAAGTCGATTTTGCATTTTTGCCTCCTTTACAAAAACCGCACGGCGTAAAATTGCCGCGTCTGTGTGTTGATTTTGGTACACGCGCCGTTGATGGCGGCGACGTGCCCGCCGTCGAGCATGACGGCGTATTCCAGCTTGAGCTTGTCCCGCACGAAGGCGTTGACCTGCTGCGCGGTCATGCTGCGGCAGTAGACGCCGTAGAGCATCCCGCCCTTGTAGCCGATGGCGGTGTGGTTGGTCTTGCGCAGCACGTCGCTGTACGCCCCTGTGAAGCCTTCTGCGGCAGGGTTGTAATTACCAAGCAATCCCATCCCCCCGACCGCCCACATGACGTCACCAAGCGCCGCCGCCGAGGAGGCGCGGGCCATGCGCACCGCGCCGTCCGTGGTCTTGTAGAGCACGCTCTCGGGCGTCGGGTAGTGGCAGCTCATGCCGCGCACCACCTTGCCGTCGCGCACAAGGATGCTGCAGGGCTGGCCCTGCCAAGAAAAGCTCCCCGAAATGGCGTTTTTCGGCAGCGGCCCGCTCATGTTGACGGGCTCGATGTCCCGCGCGAGGATCGCGGGCCGCCCGTACAGCTCCACGTTCAGGGGGAAACAGTCCGCGCCGAGCTTCGCCGCGATATCGCTCAAGGTCTGGTTACCGATCCATCCGTTGTCCAGCGCACCCACAGAGCGCTGGATGGCGCGGATCATGCGCACCTCCTCCGAGGTTGATCCCTTGACGTCTCTCACGAGACCACCTCCCACTCGTCGATCTCCGACTTGATGCGGTCGATAAAACTGTTGCCGCCGAGGGCCTTGTAGCCCCGATAGAGATAGAGGAAATCCTCCAGCTCGTACTGCCGGATGGTGCGGCCCTCCCTGTGGCGGTAGTAGGTGTGCAGCATGTCGTGCCGGAGCTGGCACTTGAGCGCGTCGGTCAGCTTGTCCAGCCCCAGCAGCTTGTTGCGGATGGGCTTAATGAGCATCGCCAGCGCGGCCAGAATGACCGTGATCTCCGAGCAGGTCGATGCAACGGTCGATAGGTTCATAGGCATTCTCTCTTTCCGGCGGCAAAAAGCCGCCTTGTCGTGCTTGACAAAGCGGCTTTAGGTGTGCTATATTTAGGCCAGTAAGAACGGCTGCCATTGCTGGTGGCGGTCGTCCCTCAGTGAGTTTATAGCTCGAAGGAAACGCCGCTTACCGCTATGGTGGGCGGTTATTTCTTATGTCTTGTGACCGTGAAGATCAGAGACGCAAGACCGATGAGCACAAGCGAATATGTGAACATATCAGCGTATGTAACCATCGCGCACCTCCTTTGCAGGAAGTGGACAACCTTGCCGTTCTTACCGGCAGGCGAATTATAGCACAGTCTGCCGCGCTTTGTCAATTTGCCGCCCTCCGGGGCGGCTTTTTTACTTGTTCAGCTCCGCGAGCTTGGCCGCGATGTCCTCGGGAATGGCACAGGTCGTCATCTTGACGCAGTAGCCGTCCTCGTCGTAGGTGAGCTTGTAGCAGGGGGCGACATAGATCTCCGTGCCGGCGCGGGAAAGGTCGCGCGCCATAACGGGCTGCTTGATGATGTTCCTGATGCCCGCCTTTTCGCTCAGACCGTAGGGGGTATCGGTGACTTCAATGGGCTTGCCGTCGGATGCGATTCTCTTGTAAGTAGCCATAGTTTTGTTCTCCTTTTCTTTGTTCAAAATTTATTTGTCATCGGCGTATTTTTGCCGAAGATCCCCCTTGCCACAGGATTTTCTTCTGCTGTTACGCAAACGGGTCTCCGGGAATAAGGCAACACCGGCAGTCGGTGATTGGGTTCATTATATCATACTCCACTGTGACCGTCATAACACCGCTGTTTACTGAAACACTCAAAGATAGGTATACTGACCCCACAATATCTTCTATTGTCCCGTCGGCATTGTATTGGGCGCAGATACTGCCCTTGTACACGGATGGCGTATCCTCGTATTTGTTGGTGTATTTGAAAAGGCACACAACTGTCGCTGCCCCTCCCGAAAAAGGAATATTGAAAGTTTTGCTTAATGTGGGCATTTTTATTCCTCCTCAGTTTACCGGGCTGTACCATGTTACTCCTCCGCCGCTGGTGCCGACGATGGAGTTCCCCGCCGCGTCGTGAGCGGTGACGCCGGACAAAAGCGTCTCCGGCGTCACGGTGTCTCCGGTCAGATCAAGCAGAACCGTTCCGTCGCTGAGCTGGACTTTATTATTGGCCATGCCGCACCTCCTCAGCCGATGGTGACCGTCTTGCCTCCCTGCGCGTTGTCGGTGTAGGCAATCGGGATCGCCGCCACCGTGACAGAGCTGAGGCAGTTGTACCCCTCGTCGGGCAGGACCTCCTGCGAGGCAAACGTGGGCGTGACGCTCTTTGCCTGCGGCTTCATTCCCTCGCTGCCGGACATCGTGCCAGTCACGCCGAGGACGGTGATGCCCTCGCGGATGTTGGTGGGGATCAGCTTCGCTTCTTCGGCTGCGTCGATCTGCGCCTTGCCGCTGCCGTCGTGGTAGCCCTGGGGGATGGTGACCGGCTTACCCTTTTCCGTGATGCTGAGCGTCTTTGCCCCGTTATTCGGCATGGTACCGGTGACCTTGCTTCCGGTGACATAGGCCGTCTTTCCGGCCAGAATTTCCGCCGCGCCCGCGGTGGCGTCGCCGGTGTCCGCGTCAAATTCGCAGGAGCCGGTGATGGGCGCGCCGTCCTTGCCGTGCGCGGTAAAGCCCTTGAGGAGCTTGTCCGCGACCACGGTGTCCTGAGTGAGGTCCATGAGGACTTCGCCGCTCGAGAGTACGATTTTGCTGTTGTACTTTTCAGCCATTGAAAATACCTCCGATAAAAATTGTTTTTCCGCCCGCGGGGTTTTCCACACGGGCGACCGCAATGGGATCAACGGTCACATTGTCTTTCAGAAGCCTGTCTTTTGTGGCAAGCTCCTGCGTCTCAAAGCCGGGCGTCACGGTATATGGGCCGTCATACGGCTCGCCTCCGCCGCCCCCGCGGATGGTGACGTCAAACGCTACCGAAAGCGCCGTTTTCTGCGTTAACTCGAACGTGACCATCAGATCACCTTCCTACTCAGCGCACGCTTGACGTCAAGGCGCTGCATTTCCGAGCCGATCACGTCGCCGCTCGGGAACTTCACGCGCACCTGCATGGGGCAGACGGTCGGAAGCCCGAAGGTCTCCGTCTGCGTGAGGGGAAAGTGAAATTTGCCGTCGGAAAACGTGACATCGCCCGGATAGGTCTTGACGAGGTTCAGCAGCGCGATCTCGACCAGAGAGACGGCGGGGGGGCTGAGTGCCTGGCCTTCGTTGGTGATCTCCACGTCGATGGAGTAAGCGTCGCCCTGTACCATTACGTCGTCACCTCCGCTGCGCTGACGGCGCCGGTGTCGTCCACCGTCAGCTTGAATTTTTTCGTGCTGCCCGCCGTCGAGGAGGGGAGGATGATCTCGCCCTCGTCCACGCGCTGCAATAGCTCGTCGGTCTTCTCGCCGGTGTAGAGCATGGTGTAATAATCGTTCGGCATAAAAACCTCCTTAAACGATCATTCTCCGCCCGAGAGAATCGAGCAGGCCAAGGTTGTTGCTGGTCACGAGCGGGCCGGGCTGCAGCTCTTTCTTTTTGCGGTAGTAAATGATGATGCAGCCGTCGCCCGCCTCGCCGCCGTCGGAGCCGCGACCGCCCGGGGCAGGCTGGGTGTCTCTTGCGGTTAGCGACGCCTGCGAGACCGATATATTTTCAGATGTCGTTTGGTGCGCTTCCGCTGTGCCGTTGGAGCCTGCGCCGCCGCCGCCGTGGCCGCTTGTGCCGCCGCAGCCGTAACGGCTCTCCTTGGCGGGCGGCGTTGCGTCTGCGCCCGCGCCGCCGCGCGCCGCCGTGACCGTCGCGAATGCGCTTGAGGAGCCGATATAAGCATCGCCGCTGCCGTTTGCAAGGCCGTCGTTTCCGTTGGAGCCTGCCGCCGCGCCGCCGCCGTAGCCGCCGCGCCAGCTGTAGCCAACATAACCGTAGGGCGCGGTGTTGTATCTGCCCCGCCCATCTTCGCCCTCGACCTCCTCTTTGTCTTTGCCCGCGGAGTAGGTCACACCGTCGACGGTGATCAAGGGGCTTGGCTGGTAGGTATACTTTCCGCCGTCCCATGTGTAGCCGTTGCCCGGGCTGCCCGCAATGCCGCTTTTGCCTTTGGCGGCAAAAACCTCGCCCGTGATCGCGTCGGTGTAGCCCGCCTCGCTCGACGAGCCCGTGTCGCTCGTTGCGCCGCCCATTGTGGTCGCGGTACCGGGTGCGCCCGCGTCGTTTCCTTGCGAAAAGGCGCCGCCGTAGCCGCCCTTCCCGCAGGCATAGGAGACCTTTGCGCCGGGTACCGCGTCGGTGACGGTTTCAACCAGCACCTTGCCGCCGTCGCCCGCTTCTCCCGGCTCGCCGCCCTTGCCGCCCTCCATCGAGACGCCGTTGTCAAGGCCGACGTAGCGTCTGAGAGCGTCAAATTTCTCGGTCCATGATTTCGGCGTGCGCACGGCGGGGCTTTCGCCCCGATGGCCGCTGCTGCCGCCGCGCCCGCCGCCGATAAGGACGCGGGTGTAGCTCGTGACGCCCTCCGGGACCGTCCACACGCCCGAGCCTGTGAGGATGACGCGTTCGTCAAAATACTCCGATGATTCCGGCTGCGGGGGGAGGAAGCCGACAAGCGCCGCCATTTCGCTCTTGAGTGTGCCGCTCATGGTCGTGTCAAGGCTTACGATGCACGCAGAGACCATCTTTTTATCGTAGGGGTGATAGACGCTGACCACATGTCCGGGCTTCTCCTGCCCGCTTACAATGCCGTTAGTGATGGTCTCTCGGCACTTATAATAGTCTGCCAGCCTTTTAGCGACAGCGGAGGAATTGACAAGGGAGACGAGCGTGGCGTCCGTGACGGACTTGACGTTCTCCGCCGCGTTCTCTGTGACGGTTTGCGTCACAAGGCGCGTGTTGTGGATGTACGTCTTGCCCTTGAGCGAGCCGGAGCCGGAGGAGATTTTGGCGTAGTTCGCTCCACTCTCCAAAATGGTGAAGCCTGTCGCGGTGAGTGAGTGCATCGGCTCGGAGAAGATGATGATGTCGCCCTGCTGAGATGTGCCGGAAAACAGCTCCTTTTCGTCGGTTCCCGCGATGTACTGATGCTCCGTGACGGTGACGGCGGAAATGGGGGAATCATACTTGACCGTGCCGCCGGAATACGCGCGGTTGACCGATATTGTAGATGCCGAACCGTCCCACAACGGTTCAATTCGGAGCACACCGTTTAAGTCTGTGCGAAGATACGCGCCGATGGAAAACAGAACTTGCACAAGATTGTCTCGCGCCGACCGGTCTTTTCCGTTTGCGTAAGGGAGCCAACCGTATAGTTTGGTCTCCGCGTACACGGTCTTGACAAGGATCGGGATGCTGCCGCAAATCTCCTTTGCCACCTCGGCGACCGTCTGGCCCGTGTAGATGCCGCCGGAGTGTATCATTCCGATAAGAGCGCCCATTGGCGAACGCCCGATAAGCGAATATGTATTTGGGCCGATGCGGGAAACGCCGCGCTTGACAAATCGCGCCTTGATTGCATTGTTCCGGTAGATAACAATCGGCGTGTTGTCCGGCAACGCCGCAAGCTGCTCGCCTACCGTCTTTGTGTAGACTTCTGCGCTGACCGTATCGAACGAAAGATTGCTCTCGTCTAACGCGACCTCTTGGAAAGCAGAGCAGTAATCCAAGCGCATATCGTCTTTCGATGCGTCTCGGTCGAATTGGTAAGAGCCGATCAAGATATAGTCCATAGGCCCCCCTTACGGTGTGATCTGAGGCGCGATTGGGATGAAATGGATTTCGATCTCGCCCCAATAGTTCACGCCGTTCTCGACCTTTTCAATGTCGTGCGAAGCGCTCGTATAATACGCCCGATAGGAAATTGTTGTGTTCCCATCCGCCGCTTCAAGTAGCACGGAGTCATCCACCGAATGAGCCTTCAGGTAGCTCCAAAATGCGTCATAGCTCTGGTAATCATCGCCTCGGCGAAACACCGTGATCTTGTGCCCGATGTACGTTCCGAGCACATCGCGAATCATTCGCCCGGTGTCTTTAGAACGCCCGGCATTCTCTCCGTCCAGAACATTGAAGTTCTCGTTGTATTTGGATATTGCTACGTTGACATCAAACGATGTCCCATTGAGCTTAATGTAGTTCATGCTCACCGCCTTTAGGTCACTTGGATGCCGACGCGCTGCGTCTGATCCTTGTTGAGCTTGAAGATGATGCGGCCCAATTCCTGTTCGCCGATCTTAAGGATCGCCGTCTGGTTGCCGCCGCCATACTGCGCCATGCCGCGGGCCACCGCCGCCTCGATAGCAGCCGCGGGAGCCTCGATGTTCGTCCCCTGCTTTTGGTCGCCGAGGACCGCGAGAAATTCCCTGTTTGGGGGAATGACCGCGCCGGTCGCCAAACGCGGGATCGAAGCGGAATTGATGGCCGGCATACTGGTCTTGACTGAGCCGCCGGTAAATGCGCTTTTGATGGTGTCCATCGCGCCGGATGCCCAAGACTTGACGCTTTCAAATGCAGATTTCAAGCCATTCAGCAATCCGTCGATGATGTTTTTTCCCAAGTCCTGCCAATACTCGATCGTAAAGTATTTGGCGACGTTAGCGTTCCACCACTCCTTGATGCCGTCCCACGTCTCACCGAGCTTGTTCTTTAGGTAGTCCCAATTGATTACCGCTACCGACGCAAGGCCCGCCGCGCCCGCAACGATCATGCCCATTCCGAGCGGGATGCCCACACCGGTAAACACCAGCAGAACGCCTAAGACGAGCAGCGCGCCGCTGACCAGCGAAATGATCGCCGCGATCGGGCCGCCGAGGTATTCGGTAATGGCGTTCCAGTTGACCGCGACCGTAGCGACCAGCCCGGCCGCTCCGGCGGCGATCAGCCCGATGCCAATCGGAAGCGCAACGCCGGTCAGGGTCAGGATGATGCCGAGCACGAGCAATGCGCTGCTGACAAGCGCCGTAATTGCACCTATCGGCCCCTGCAAGGCGTTTTGAATGGCATCCCAATTGGCCGTCACCGAAGCAGCGAGCCCAATTGCGCCCGCAATCATAAGGCCGAGACCAATCGGAACATTTGCGCCGCTGAAAGCCAGCACAGCGCCGAGAACGAGCAGGGATGCTGAGAGCATCGCCGTAACAGCTCCGATAGGGCCTTGAAGCAATGCCTTGATGGTGTCCCAGTTCGCCGCAATGACCGCCGCCATTCCCATCGCGCCAACGACCATCAAGCCGAGGCCGAGCGGGATGTTCGCACCGGAGAACAACAGAATAGCGCCGATCTCAAGGAGCGCGAAGCTGATGATCGCCGTAACGATGCCGAGCGGGCCTTGTAAAAGCGCTTTGATCGTGTCCCAATTTGCCGCTACTGCCGTCGCCAGGCCTATCGCTCCGGCGACCATGAGCGCCAAGCCAAGGGGAATATTGGCCCCGGAGAACAAGATGATCGCGCCAATTGCCAGCAGGGCCGCGGACAAGATGCCCGTAACAGCTCCGATCGGCCCTTCCAAAGCATTTTGGATCGCGCTCCAGTCGGTGCTGACCGCACCCCAAATGGCAAGCGCACCCATCGCCATCAGCCCAATGCCGAGAGGGACATTTACGCCGGAGAACGCCAGCGCCGCACCGATCGCCAGCAGGGCCGCGCCGGTAAACAGCTCCATGATGGCACTAAGCTGGTCGTTGATGCCGGTTGAAAAGTCCGGGGCTTTATTCTCTTCCTGACTTCCCGACAATTTGTTGATCTCATCGAACGACGCGAGAGATTTGCCTGCTTTTTTCGCGGATTTCCCAGTCTTGTCCAGCGCGTCCGATTCTTCGTAAAGACTTTCGGCTGCCTTTGCAGATTCCTCGGCAGTCGTTCCAAAGATCATGGAGACCAGCTCGGAGATGGCGTTGACCACGCGCGTGATGACATTGACGAGCACGGTAAACGCCGGAACGACCACGTTGACGATCGGCTGGGCCAGCGTTCGCAGCGCTCCTTTCAGCTTGTCGACTGCCGCCATCGCCTTATCGTTGGTCTGGATCGCGCTCCACATATAGCTCTTTAACGTTCTGAGAGCTTTGGTAATAAGCGAAAAAACAAGCACTCTTTTGGCGAGCGTTTTAATGTGGCTCACAAATTTGTCCATTTGTTTACTGGCTGCCTGTGCCGCCGGAGAAATCCCTTTGGCGTTTTCTTTTGCTGCCATAATTTGTTTAGACAAATCTCCGGCTCTATTAGTCATGCGCTCAAGGCTTCGCGTGTCTCGCGCAATCGAGGTATCCATGCGCTCTACTTTGTTCTGCACGGAATCCCACTCTTTTTGAAGCGCTTTTACTGTTTGCTCTTGCTCCTTTATTGCGCCAGCCGTGTAAAACTCGTCGCCGTTCCGCATTTGGTCAAGCTGGGCTTTGGCTGCATCGAGATTTGCTGCGATCTGCTTAGACTGCTCAACCAGGGGCATTTGCTCCTGCTTTTTGTCGCTGATTTTTTCATTGAGTGCATCAATCTTTTTTTCAAGCGCAGTCAATTCTTTTTGCGCGTTTTTCGCGTCTAATTCCGTATTGATAACAACGGAACCGTCTGCATTCGCCACAAAATCACCACACTTTCTACTTGCGTTTTATTTTTTATGTGCTATTCTGATAAAAGGAGGGATTAAAATGATTGCTATTTTAGGCTTGTTAAGTATCGCAGGGTTTGTTGTCTCATTGCTCACTTTGGTTATCCTTGCAATCAGAAAAAAGAGGAAGAAGATCGCTTTAATATCCCTTGCTACATTCTTTGTTCTTTTTGTTGTATGCGTATCTCTTCCAACATCGGATGGCTCAGAAGCGTCAAATGCAAATAGTGTTCCATCCCCGGCGCCCAATCCTTTTAGTGACAAAACCCAGGATTTAAAAGAGGAAGCGGATGCAATTACATTTGGTGGCGAAAATTACACTGCCGAATATTTAAAATGCTGGGAAGCAAGCGGATTGACTGGCTGTTTTTACATTGATGTAAAAATCAGCAACATCGGGGACGAGGAATGCACCTATTTGCTCGATGATGTTTATGTGGATGACACGCATTGTCAAAGCGGTTCGGGCTTGCCGATTACGGCACTTCCTTCCAAAAATGTAAGAGCGTCATTTGTTGTTTTTTGTGAAACCCCATTAAGCGAAATATCAAATGTCGAGTTTAAGCTGAATGTTTTAGACTCTGAAAACTACAACAAACTTGAAACAAGCAACACGGTTTCCGTTATGCCAAACGCTTGAATTTTGCCGCCCTCTTCGGATGGCGGTTTTTCATATCCACTTGCTGATAACGTCCTCATCCTGCGCCGTGTACTGCCGCTTAAAGTCGACCATCTGCTTATTCTGCTTGTAAAATTCCTGCTCGCCCTTGTCGAGCTTCTTCCCTTTTGCCCTTTTGCTGCGAATAGCAACGACCTGCGCAAAGGTACAGTCCCCGATCTCCTGATACGCCGCGATCCACGTCCACCAGTGCAGATAGTCCACAGACCGCACCTCTTTGCCAAGCACACGATTGATTGGAGCCACGAGCAGCGGGAAATCCTGCTGCCAGTCCATCAGCTTCGGCCCGCGCTTTTCGTCTCGCGGGCCATCGCCGCAATTGATGAACAGAGCGCATTGCTTTATCGCTTCTTCGTAATCGTCCGGCGGCATCGTCTCAAAGTCCGGGTAGAAAATGTCGAGCATCGTTTCGGCCTTTTCCTGCTCGCTCAACTCTGCGTCGGAGAGCGCTTCAATGATGGTCAGGATGTCCCGAAAATCCGTTCGGATCGGGTATTCCGTGCCGTTCACCTCCGCGGTAGTCGGAAGGTCGTATCTCACTTGTGATACTTCTTCGTGTACTTGCTGATGCGCGGATTGGTCGCCTTCTGCTCACGGGAGAATGCAGTATCCACCTCATCCATGATAGCGAGCATCAGGTTGGCCCAAACAGGCAGGCCGTCCGCCAGCGCGTACACGTTCATGCCTCCAAACAGAGCCGAGCAGATGTCAAAGCCAAAGACCTCGCCGATGATGTCGCGCATCTCCTCGTCCATCTTGCGGGCCGTCTCGAACACCTCGCGCTTGTTTGCGGTCTTTTCGACCTCCGCTTTGTACGCTTCCTGCTTTTTGTCGAGCGTATCAAAGGCGTTGAACAGCTTCTCCACGAAGGTGCTGTCCGTCGCGTTAAAGGCCAGCTCACAGGTCTTGCCATCCGTCGTTTCAAGCGTCTTTCGGACTACACCGGAATTTATGGAAATAATGTCGCTCATAATGTCCTCCAAATTGGGGGCGGGTCTATGCCCGCCCCTTTGTCTTTAGGTATCTGCCGTAAAGGTCACGCCGCTGGCGCTCTTGGTAATTGTGCCAAGCGTCCGGTTGCCGCCGTAAGTGATCTCGCTCGCGATGTTGAGCGTGCCGCCGCCGTCGCCTCCGATGGACGTGACCGCAATTGCGCAGGAATCATAGCGCTCGGCAAACTTCGCGTCGCCGCTCGTGGCGTAGAAGTGACCGATCATCATGTCTTGATTGGCAAGCGCCTGCGCGTCGTGGTCCTTGACCGCAAGATTCCACATCTTGACCGCCGCCGCGTCGCCCGCATCCAAAGGAATCGGGTCAAACGTCTGCATGATGACGGGCTTTTTCATGGTGGTAAAGGTGTTACCGAGAATGTCCTGTTTGCTCTCCTGCCCCCAGTCCATTTCCTCGGTGGAATCTTCCACGCGCTTACCGATGGCACTCCAAACGGGAGCCGATGACGTGCCGGTATTCAGATACGCAATCAAAAGCTCGCGGTCAATGGTCTGGCCTTCGGTGGTCGCAAAAACTAAATCTGCCATTATACATTCACCTCGTATGTTAGTTTAAGAGGAACCATATAGTCCTCGTATTTGTCGCTGGTTGCGCCGAGATACGACGCAAAAGCCGCTGTCTCTACGCGGAGGGCGCGTCTCCCCTCACCAATGTCCGGGCGCTGTGTGTTGGCCCAGTCCGCAAATTTGTTCAAAGCCTCGACTGCCTTTAAGCGCGTGTCATCGCTTGTTCCCGGAGGCGCGATCTGGTAATGGATTTCAAACGAATACTCCGCCTGATACCCGCCGCAAATGTAATTTTTGGTGATAACAGCGCCTTGCACGGACGAAAGCGCCATGCCTACCGTTTTCGCTGCAAAATACTCGTACTTGATCAGCTCCACGTTATCGGGGATATTGGGGCATTTGTTCGCCCAAATCAATACAAGGCGGTCGAGATCGGATTTTTCAACGCTTGACGCAAGCGTTACGGTCTTTTCTTTAGAGATCATTCTTTACCGCCTTTTCTGCTACACGTAGCCACTTTGGGAGGTTTTGAGCTTTCGACGCTTCAAACCAGTGCGAAGATGTATTTGGATGCCAAAACTTCAGGTCTTTCTCAGGCACCGCCGGAACTTTTGTTACGCCTTTTCTCGCATAGGAACTTCCCGTCAGCGGATCAACGTACAGTTTGCCGTAATAGAGATACCGAGCGTATGGGCCGGGGTAGATGATCTCGTTTCCGGATACCCGCGTCCGCGTCCTTAACGATCCTGTGCGCATCGGGACAAATGGCGCGGTATCTTTTGCCACCTGTACCGCAAGCGTGTGTTCTGCGCGGCTACAAGCGCTTGAAATGGATTCTTTGACTGCATCCATGCCAGAGACGTCGATGGTAAATTTCAGCGCCATCTCATACGCCTCCGCATTCCCAATGCTGCATGTCTTCGCTGCCAAAGTTCATTGCGTCTACCTTTGTCAGATTCCAGCAGTTATCCTGTGAAAGCGCCACATCTTCCTTGTCGGTGACAAACTCGCCCTTGATGAAAAACGTAACCCCACCGTTGCCGCTGACCGAAAGCGTCCACAGTCCGGCCTTATCTGTGGAACGGTAAAACTCCTGCGGCCCGACGTATTTCTTTGGCTTACCCATCGCCCCGTCTATCGCTTCTACGGAAAACGGGATATACAGGTTGACCGCATCCGCGCCCTCTAACCCGGTCTTGCGCACATTTGCGCCCTTTGACGCTTCACACAGCACGCCGCGCAAAATCGTGACGTAGAGTTTAGTAACGTCCTTAAACGTTGCCGGATCAGTTTCCTTGACGGAGTTGTAGATTGTTACAGTGTGGGGAGCGTACATTTGCAGTCACCTCCCCGATACAAAAGTCCGGTATGCGCCAGATACTCATTGCACAGGTTTGCAAGCATTTGTTTACTGGTGCTTACTGCATCCAGCACAGACTTTGCCGCTTCGCCACCGGTCGTAAGCGTGCGGGAATAGCTGCCTACCGATTCGCTCTTGGTTTCCGGGTCGCCTGCATTGGCAAGGCTTTTTGTCGCCGCCTTCTGCGCCGCATCCAGCAAAGCGTACTGGTCGATCAACGCACAGCAGCACATCTTCACCGCGTCCAAATCGGCGTGACTTTCAGCCTTCCCCATCGTGTAGTAGTCGAGGAAGGAGCTGGCCCGAACAGCCAGACGCGGAAAATCTCCCTCGCTCACAGAACCCACATAGATTCCGGCGTAGTATGCATAATCAGCGTATGTCATACGGGTCAGCTCCTTTCATATCAGGCCGTTGCCTTCGGCTTAAGAACAATGCCGTTCAGCGCGGCGGCTTTCAGCGTATTCTTAAGCACAACACCGGCCACGAGTTCGACTTCGCCAGTCTTGACCGCGCCGGGCGCGTTCATATCGGGCATATAGCTGGAAATGACGCTATTGCCGGTCGGAGAAATGCCGTGGAAGCCGTCAAGCCCGATGCTTACTGCGTAAATGCTGGAAGTACCGGCAACGGACGTGCTCGGCGTAGAAGTGCCAATAACGTCAACAGACGCAGAGCCGTTGTAATACTTGCCCATATCCATAAGCGGAATGCCGGCAAAGGTTTCCACAGTCTGGCCGAAGTCGTTCTTTGCGCGCTCGTAATAGCCAGCACGGCGAGCGGCGGCACGAACCTTAAGCAGCATATCGCCGTTCATCATCAGCATAGAGACATTGCCATCCACAGCGTGAACAAGCTGGTCAAGCTGATCGACAAAAGCGTTGCTGTTGCTGTCCAGCTTAGAAGCGTCGGACAGGTCGATATCGGTGGTAAACTCGTTGGAGCTGCCGTCAAGCAGCTTGCGCAGGCCGTCAAAGGTGTTGACAACATAGCCGGAACCGGAAGATGCCGCAACACCGTTGATGACGGCATTGTGGAAGGTATTCCGAGTTGCCTTGATCTTTTCCGCCGCCTGGAACGCAAGCTCATCCACCGCGCCGGAAGTGTTCTGAAGAACACGGTCAACCGCGAAGGAGCCGCCCATGATGATGGCCTTTGCGGTCTTCTCAACGCGCTTGGCCTCGTTAGCGGTGTACTCGCTGTTGATAGCACGGACCGCAGCGGTGGAGGGGGTCTTGAGCTGAATGTACCCGTAGGTTAAGGTGGAACCGCCAGTGCCCGGAGAGATGGCGTTATCAAACACCAATCTGTCCAGCAGCAGAGAACTGCGGCGAAATTCGTCGACGATCATCTGGTCGACCTTGTCGGCCATGCCAACTTTAGCTTCAGCAAGAGTAATAGCCATGTGTAAAAATCTCCTTTATTTGTCGTATTTTTCGTGGAGCGCACTGGCTAAGGTTGTGGGCTTGTCTTCGTGCTGTCCACCTTCAAGAGAACCTTGCGTGTCAACACGCGCCCCCGATTTAACAAATGCGCTCGGGTCTTCGGACTTTGCTTTCTCAAGATACTTATCGAACCCATCCAAAGCACCGTCCTTCATTTCGAGCTTGCTGTCTCCGATACCCGCGCGGAAAGCCTTTTCCGCAGACTTGGAGGAAAACTTCACGCCGCTGTCGGCAATCGCCTTGTCAATGGCGGTCTGATAATCCCGTTGCGCAAGCTGTGCCTTGTACGCTTCGGTTTCCTTGTCGTACTTGCCCTGCAGCTCGTCCAGCTTTTCCTGGATTTTGGCAGCGTCACCGCTGGTCTTTTTCAGCTCCGCGATGTCCTTATCCCGGTCTGCGACCTGCTGTTCCAGTGCGTCCTTGTCCGCCTTTGCGTCCTCTGCGGCTTTCTTGTGCTTCTCGATGTCCTTGCCGTTCATGGCAAACACCTTGTCCGCCTGCTCTTCCGTCAGGCCGATGTTCAACAGCTCTTCTTTCTTCATGTTCAACTCCTTACGGGATAGGCTTTTTAGGTCGTTGCCGTGACCGCCCCGCCTGCACTTTTAGGCTTGCAGATAGCCAATTTTGTATAAAATCCGCACACGCGGTTTTTACTGAAAAAACAAAGTCAACTAACACGCACGATTTTTGTTGTCGATCAATACAGCACCTTCATTCTCTCCCGCTGCTCCGGCAGCCCTGCCGCCGCGCTGAACGCCTTGTACTTTGCATTCAGGCGGCGCAGCTTGATATTTACGGCCTGTTCCTCGTCTGTCAGCCCTGCGGCGTTGTACGCTGTTTTCTCACGCTTGAGCTTGCGTATGGTGCGCTCCACCTTGCGCTGCTCCTGCGTGGCCTCGTATGCCGTATAGGTCTTGCCCTCAAACGTACAGCCCAAACCATCGTCGATATGCTCAAGCTGTTCGTCATTGTATGTGCGCTCACTTACGCCCTCCACCCAGGGGAAACGGCGGTGTCGGCAGTTGGCTCCCTCCAATCCGTCAACAGCGCCAAAACCGCACACCTCGTAGATGCTCGGGTAGATGTCCCCTGCGCGAATACTGTATACCTTGCCTTGCCAGTCCTTATGGCTTGACCACGGTGACGGCCCCGGCTTATCACGCGCCCCGGCGTGGGCAGACACTTCATAATACGGCGTTTCCAAGTATTCCGCCGCTTGCTCCGTGTACTTACTGCACAGCTGCGATACGCCTGTCATTACGGCGCGGCGGGCAGCTACGTCTACATGGTCACGGTGTCCGCTCTCATAGTCCACCACGCGCAGGCCTCCGCTTGCAAGCTCCCTAACGGCGTCTTTGATGGCTTGCCCATAAGAAATAGCCCCGCTTTCTACTTTCAACGTAGCGGCATCTAAAGCCCACTGGTACGCCCTTGCGGGGGGTAGCATTGTGCGGCCAGCGTTCACTAAAAAGCCCATTGAGCGCGTTATGTTGCGCAGTGTTTGGTTCGTCTGCTCGTATATTGCCCAAGTATCTTCTACGCTTACCAGCGTTTCCGGCTGCGTGATGTGCGCAAGGTCGATAATCTCGTTGTAATACTTCTGGTTGCGCTCCACAACATCGTCAAGCAGCTTATTCAACTTTGTTTCGCTGATACCTGAAGTTTTGCGTATGGCTTTCTCAATCTCTTTCAGATCGATGCCGTGTGACCGCAGCGCCTTGATGTCCTGCACCGTGACCTCGTTCAGCTCATCCGCAGCTTTCAGCCGGGAGCAGATCTCTTCCAGCAGCGTGATTTCAAGCGCCCGGAACAGTTCTGCAAGTTCTTCCGGAAGCGCGTCAAGGATTTCCGGCTGAAACGGATATTTCATTTGCTTTCCTCCGTTTCACAATTTCATCGTAATGCGGCTTCACGCGAATCACATTCCAGTCGCATTCTTCCGGCACTTTTCCGTAGAATATCACCCATTCCGGCGAGAGCCGTTTTATCATTTCCTCGTAGCCGCGCAGAAACAGCCGCTTGCTTTCCTTGTTCTGCTGTGTGCCTACCGAACTAACCGCAACAATTCCGCCGACAGGCTCGCCATCAAAGCACCAATCGTAACTGTTTTCGTCACTCCATGAAATAGAGGGGTAAACCGTCATGCCGTGGAGCTGCCAGTATGCCGCCAACCAATGCTTGCGGAAATGATTGTATATCTGCATCGCCATCGGCATATCCGTGTATGTAGAGAAGTCCGGCGCGCACACCGCCGCAAACCGCGACAGTTGCGGAATGTACTTGCACGGCGTGTTCCAATACCGAATGAATTGATAATCGTCCACAAAGAAATGCACGATCTTGCTTTTCGTGTCTTTCGCGGTGTAATGGTAATTCACGGGGATAAACTCGCCGTGCGGATATGCCTTGACCGGCTCGATCTGCGGAATGTCGTACTTTCCAACGCCGGGGAATGTGAACTTGTCGAGATTTTCAAAGTTAATCATACCGGACGCCATGTACCGCTGCGCTTGTTAGTTCTGCGGTATTTCTTGCCGTTTACCGTAACTTCCAACGCGCCGGACTTTTGCGCTGTTACAAAGGCATTGGAAAACGCCTTGTTTTCTGCTGCTTTGCGGTTTTTACTGGACTGGTCACGCAATTTCCGCATGTAGCTATCCATTTCACCGCGCGCTCTTGCCGCTCTGTCTGCGGCGCTTCCTGTTTTCTGCGCCGTTGTCAGGCGCGCAGGCCCGCTTGCATAAGGATTGACTGCTCCTGCCGCCGTTTTGAGCGCCGTCGTTGCGAGAGTTGCCATCTGCTTTACTGCGTCTTTCTTTTCAGCGTCCGACAGCTCAAGCCCATTGATTTCAGCAGCGTTGCGCTCAAATGTGCGCCTGATAATATCGCCCATATCAGTGACAGACGCAGCGTTTGCTCGGTTAATATCTTGCTGTGACAAAAACCGCGCAAGGCTCATACCGCGCCCACGCCCAAATTCTCCGGCTCCAATGCCGCCACCGGCTCCGCCTCTGCCGCCCATTACTCTACCTCCTGTTGTCCTTCGGTTGTCATGTCCTGCATCTTCGGTAGCGCCGCCTTTGCGGTCGCCTCGTCCTCGTTAAGCCACTTCATGCGGAACTCCCAATCGTTCATAATGCCCGCCTGCAAGAGCTGCATATCACGGGAAAAATCGGTTTGCTTGTCCTCAATGATGCTGTCATCAAAGTCAATGGAAATCTCCACATCCTCATTTAGCCCAGCGTTCATGGCCGTGTTGCCAAGCCGCAGAAGAATGCGGCACAGCTCCACCAATGCTTGTTCCAGAACGATCTCCATCTTTTTAATGGTGCGGAACATGGTAGAGTTTTCGCTGATTACCTGTGTGGCAGTTGCTACGCTGCCCCCATCAAAGCGGTAATAGGTTTCACCGAAGCCGCACTTGCTGGACAAAATGTTGAGCTGATCCTGAATACCGGTGTTGTGCTCCGCTGTCCGCAATGTCATATCAATCGGCATAATAACCGCACCGTCGTTCACATCTTCCGGCATCACATAGAATGCCACATCGTTTGGGTCAAATACCGGCTCTCCGTCAAGATACTTTGAAGCAGCTGGCTTTACCATGATTCGCTTTTTGCCAAGTTTAAACTCATTGACATAACTGTCATAGGCAATATCTACGCCCTGCATTACGTCAATAGCATTGGCATAAACCGAAATGCCGGTCGGGAGCAGATAGTTAAAGTTATTCGCAATGTTAGGCCGGTCAATGACAAATTGACGCTTATCGCTGCCAGTATGCACAACTGGCGGGATGCGCTCAAATCCCTTAACATTGGTCAAGGTTTCATCCGCAAGCTGCTCGTTGTCATAGCGATAAATGCGGTTTTCGATGACGTATTCGCCGCCGTCCTCTTTGCGATGGATTTGCAGATAGAGGTAATCGCGCCCGCCCCTTGTAACTACAGAGGAAAACGCGCACTCGCTGATATATCCGTTCTGCCATGCCAACGGGTAAATATTTTCGATGGTCACATAGTCCAGCACAATGCCGGAGGCGTTGCCGGGTACGATCTCGCCGCTCTCGTTGACCTCTTGCCCCACCACGCGGGGAATGTATGCCACCGTGCCAAGCGCGGATTTCATTTCCTGCATCTCGTTCGCCTTAACGGCAAAATTGTTCTCCGTCAAGATGCGGTCAATAAATTCCTGCTCCTTATTCCCTTCAAGCGTTATCTGCACTTTCTCGTTCAGTAGCAGATTCGCCCAATCCTCGCACAGCTTCTTTCCCATCCCGAGGGAATACCGCTTGCAGTTGACCATGCTTTCACCGTTACGGACGCGATAATTGTGGAATCCCTTTACATTGCCCTGATACCAGCTTTTCCACTCCGCAACCTTTTCGTAAAACGATTCGGAGATCGTGGTATAGCCAAGCTCATTTAGTTTGATAATGACTGCATTACTCATGCGGTAACTCCTGTTCTATGCCCCGCCTGTTCAAGGGCTTTATAGTAAGGCTCCAGGGAATATTCCATAGCATCGAGGCTGTCAATGTCAGACGTGCCATCATCGAGGCGTTCGTCCTCAAATTTATCCGGGTCGTAAATTGCGGATTGTAGCGCATCAATAAGATGCGGGCAATTCCGTGATACTTTGAAGCGGCCCTGCTTCATCAAAAGGACCACAAGCCTGATCCGATCTGTGATTTGCAGCTTTAGGGCGTTTTTAACCTGCGTGCCAAGTTGCTGCACCTGCGCCGTGTGGGCAAGGCCCCTGATCAGCACCGTCTCCGCGCTATCTGCACGTGTCTGGCTATTTCCATACTTTGATGTGACCAGGCGGCAAAACGTAGAAAAGCGCCGGTTCAGCGCATCAGGGTCAATCTCTTCGTTTTTGATATATTCTTCCTCCAGGGCCACCACTCGAAACTCCGGCGTGATGCCGGTCGCCTGAAACTTTGTCGCTGATTTCGTCCCGCCAAAATCAACTCCAATAGAAATGATGGAGAACCTGGTACTGTTCTCCGCCGCCCATTGCAGCGGATCACCAATCAGGTACTTTTCTGTGTTATTGGCAAAGTCCTTATAGACAACGCCTTCCGCAGCTACCCACAGGCCCCGTACATAGCGGTCATAGAAAATTCCTGCGTACATATTCTCGTAGCGCTCAAGCGTTCGTTCGCTTAGTCCCGGATTGTCCCGCATTTCAAAGTGCAGATACAGCGCGTTGCGTTCTTTGTGCCGTTTTATCCACTCCTGATAAAACCAATGGTGCGGGCTTCCCGGATTACAAGAGAACCACAGTTTTGCTCCATCCACAGAGCATCGTGCAAGCGCCTGCTCCACGAACGAGCGCGGCATCAGCACCACCTCGTCCAGCAGAACACCCGCCAGCGTGCGGCCTTGAATCAGCGTATAGCTGGCCTCATCTTTTCCGCCGAACACCTCAAAATAATTCGTCACGGCGCCGCGCCGCACTTCCATAACCTTGTCGCCGCGCCGCCAGCGGATAATATAGCGTTCCTTCGCAAGGCTCATCGCCGTAAACGGCACGATGATGTTCTTGGTGCAGCTATCCACCGTGCGGCCACACACACCAAATCTCTGACCGCTGAAATTTTCCATTGCCCAGTGGACAAACGCCCACATCATGATGGAGGTCTTGCCGGAACGCACAGCGCCGTCACAGATCAGCGCGTCATACTTGGAATATGGAAAGGCAAGGATCTTCTGCTGTTTTGCACTAATCATCGCTTTCCAGCCCTTCTGCTATTTCGCGCAGGCTCTGACTGAGAGCATCTTCCTTCACCGTGTCGGCAGGACTGCCGCCGATCATCGCCCACTTGTCGATCAGCGTTCCCATTGCCGTTGTGATCTGGCTGAGGTTTGCTGCCGCCAGCTTCTCCGGGTCGTTGAGCATTTCAAGCCCCTTACCGATGAACGAACACACAAGGTCTTTGTGGTCGTTCATGTACTCCATCACATCGGCGGTGTTCTCTTCCTTTTTTTGCTCGCACTTTTCCACAATGTCGGCATTCGCCCGCACAAGGTTCTTAACCGTCGTTGCGGACACGCCGTTGATTTTCGCTGTGGCGCAATAGTTGTTTGTCTGCACATAGTCCGCCAGTATTTTCTTTTTCTGTCGGTCTGTCAGACGCGCAGCCATTGGCACCACCTCATTCTTTTTTTATCTCGCTATTCACAGGCCCCAGGCTCCAAAAACGATGAAAGTCATTACAATACCCGCAAGTCGCGGCAATGTCCTGGTGCTCTTTGTCCTTGTGCAGTTTGCATCCAACGGGCCCAGTAGTTACACGCTTACCGTCAACTACTACTGTGCCGTGTTTGACGTGAGTGCAGAAGTCACAGCATGGTGTGCAGTCTTTACCGCAGAGAATCATTTGCCATCCTCCAAAATCCCGCTGATTGTGTCAGCATTCGCCTTGATGATATCCATCACGATGTCGGACTGAATATTGTGCGCAAAAACGGCCTTGTCCGTCGCGTCTGCATTATAATAGCCGGTGAACACCGTGCCGTCTGCTTTTGTCGCTGCAAAGCAAATACAGCAAGGGTCAATCCCTGCGATAGTTGCTATGCTTTCTTCAAGCCATTTGGCGTATGGCTGCTTTGTAATATCGTCCACGTCATCCTCCTGTTTTGCTACCAGCCCCCGCCCCTTGGCCTTACATAGCAGACTTTACCCGCCCCGAAGGGCTACAACGTGCCGCACTCTCAGGGCAGCGGCTCTCCTCTTTTGGTACGGCATTGCAGTCCTGCCCTGCTTTAGCGCTTCGGGGAAAGTCCCCGTCACTCGCTGGGGTCTCCCCTTACGGGGCACCTATGCCGCATATTGCCCTCAACCGCCCGCCCCGAAGAGCGGGCTATCAAGGGAGGAGGAAATGAAAAGACAGGGGTGCAGAAGCCCCGTTACACCCTCTGCACCCCTTATGCTAATATACTTTTTTCAAATGTTGCCCTTTTTAGTACAACTATTCGCCAAATCGCTCAATGTTGACATACGGCGCGTACTCTTCCTTGATTGCGCACTCCTTGAGCTGGCAGCTTTCGCAATGGCAGGAAAACGGGCATCTCCTTTTTTCTGCTCTTGCAATACATCTTGAAACGGTCGACTTATTAACGCCAAACTTCTCTGCTATCTGGCTCATGCGCCAACCGCATTCAAAGTATAAGCGGAGATATTCAACCGTCTGCTCTCTCACACCAGCACCTCCTCCGGTCGAAAACTCTCTTTGATCTCCTTGCCGTCTACCATGATCGCCACGGTCACATAGCGTCTCTGCGGATGGATGTACGTCACCACGCCGGTGCGGATCGGGTACAGCTTTTCGCCGCGCGCCTTGCCCGGAAACTCCTCCGGCACCGTCATAAACTGCACCCGCACCTTGTCGCCTACCTTCATTCCGCACCTCCGAACGCTTCCTCAAATGTCAGGCCGCTCTCTCTGAGGATGCCTTTGATCACGTCGATGGTGTGCTGATTGTTGCCCGACAGCCACCACCAGATGTTGCTTTTGGAAATGCCTACCGCATCGGCAAGCTGGCGGCGCGTGTACTGTCGCTCGCAGAAAACCTTTTTCAGCGCCGGATAGACGCAATAGGGAAATTCGATCATTTTCTCCCCACCCTCCGTTTGTATCGGTCTTTTGACCTCTGAATGTAATTGATCATCGTGCTTTCTTCGGCTATGCTGGCCGTTTCGTTGTTTTTTGCCTCTTTCTTTTCTTGCAGCCACGCAGCGTATCGTTCACAGGTCGAATGACAGCCGACGTGCCGCTCCTGACAGTTAAAGCAGCTCATTTCATCCCACCTCGTACTGCGGACAGGCCGTGACAATGTAGCTTGTTTCGTAATGCCTGCGAGCGCCGCCGCAAGAATTCATCAAAACCTTTGTTCTGATCGCGCGCCAACCTTCCACCGGCTGCCACTTCAGCTTCCGCGTTTCCTTGTCGCATTCCGACCAAGGACATTTCCCGCAGGCGTATTTGCACGACCAGCAAAGCGTCGAACTTTGTTCTGCCATTTATACTTCCTCCACCCATATGCCGAATCGCTCCAGCATCAGTTTTTTCTTGATGATATAATCCTTTGTCTTAAAGCCCTTTGCGTCCTCTACAATCGTTTTCCCGTCACGGGTATACACGAAGTCGGCTATGTATGTAACTGCTCGCACAGCGGCTCCTGTGGGCGTTCTCTGCGCCCCCACGAGCTTGTATGTCTGCTGTAGCTTCAAATCGTGTATTTTCCCCGCTTTCAGAAGCAGCCGCAGCTCATCATAGCGGTCTGCCTCGTGCTTGCTGTCAAACGTAATACCATGCCGCACGGTTTTGCGGTTGTGGTACTTTCCCGTTTTTTGAGCAAGTACCTTTTCAACCACCTGTTTTTGTGCCGCAGGCCCAAGACGTGCAAGGTCAGATGCCGTCAGGCTCATTTCCCCCTCCCGTCTGTCACCATGACCACGCGCACCTTGCCGAACTGCTCAAGCGCCATTGCCACGGCCTCCTTGGTCGCCAGCTTGTCGCCGTAGTCTTCGATGTCGATGATGATGCGGATCATGCGTCCTCCTTCCGCTCGATATAGCAACTTAACTCGGGATCATCCGTATCACAACAGACACAGCACGGCTTTCCATCGCAGGAACTGGGCGGATAGTAGAGACAGGATTCGCAGTTGTTCATGCGTCACCGCCTCCGTCCATCTTGGCCCCGCATACAGGGCAGTAATTCCAGTTGTTCAAGCGATACTCGCTCTCTGTCAGTGCGCAGCCGCAGTTGGTACACCTGACAGCTGTGGCACCACTCGGAAACGTATATCTCCCGGAATCATCCCACCGCCCATGCACCACCGGGGCCACGTCGGCGGCTGGAATTTCCGATATAATATCAAAAATTCTTTGGGTAATATTAAACAAATACGGACTTTTTAGCCTATGCACCAATGCTTCCCGCTTAATGTATTCAGCCATTGTCAGCCCTCCTCCACATAGCACCAGCTCTGGGGCGGGCGTCGAAGCGGCAAAACCCCATTGTTGCAGATACCGTTGTTGTTGCTGTACATGGCGCAGGACTCACAGAATAGGTCATTAGGACAAGACCGCCGGAACTCCGTCAACTCCCGAGGCTGGTCATAAATGCGCAGATCGACGATGTGCCAGCCGTAGCCGGTTCCCTTTATGTAGTTCACAATCTCTTCCCGTGTCAGGCAGGCTTGCGTTTCTACGTCATCCGGTGCATGGTTGAGGGGCGCAAGCTCATAAATCCGGTCACAGGTGAACTCGCCAATGACCTTGCCGTTTCCTTTATTTGCACCTTTTGGATTCTCTAAGTAAGCAGCTACCGCCATAAACGAGTATTTTTCTCTTGTTGGAGCGTCCAGAACCCAGAGCGCATCATACCCGGCCATTTCCACTGTGCAGTAGATATAGCACTTGAACGGTGTTTCCAGCTTTGGCCGCGTCTTGCGCACCTCAATCGTCTTTTCGCCGCTGGCAATCTTTTCACACCACTTGGGGCGGATGCTCAGCATAACAGCCTTATTCATCCTTCATCGCCTCCAATGCTTCCTCCGCCTCCTCGCGGGTGAGAAACCAGCTTACTCCATACTGGCCCGGCAACAGCACGGCATCGGTATACCTCCCACTGACAATTGCGCGCCCCACAATGGCCGTGACCTTGTGGGGCTGAATGCCAAGGTCTACCGTCCCGTTGCAGTCGTAGGTCCTGAAATATACCGTATCACCCACCTTGCACGGCAGCACCACCAGCCGCCCGTCCTTGTCGGCCTCGGCAAGCTCGCGCAAGCGGGCATAATCTCCGCGGTATGTCAGCCGTTCCATCACTCCACCCCCATTTTCTCAATGCGGTGACACAGTTCGTCAGTCACGTCATTACCATACAACAGTTCATCGAATGATGTACCGTCGCCATCGCTAATGGACTCGACATCAACGCCGTGTTTCTCAAGCCAATTAGCAACCTCAAGACCGTATTTTGCTGCCTGACTAGCGTGGCTGGCGCATAGGTGCATCTTTGAGCGAATGTAATTGGGGATAACCATCACTCCACCTCCTGCTTTGCAAACGGGTCGTACTCACTTGAGTCTGCCTTGTTAGCCCACTCAACCCATTTAGTAACCTTTTCTTTTAGTTCGTCGTCGAGTAGAAATGGCTCTCTCGTCAAAATAAGCTGTGGGTTCTTCTTCATGATATTCGCGTTGTCTACGATTTCTTCGTAATCCACAGGGAATTGAAGCATCTTAGAATACACGCGGTCGCCTTTGCTTGTAATGCGGCGGGTAAATGCCGCCTCTCGAAACTTGAACTTTTCAGTAAGATGTGGGTTCATCTTGAGGTCATACACTATGATATAGCCGATTTTCATTTCCATCTCACTCTACCTCCTCCAACGACATCCGTTACAAGCCCCCTCATTGGCCAGCGTGTAGTTTCCGCATTTCAGGCACAGTTCGTTCCGCAATGCGTCAATCTCATTCGCCTGCGCCTCGATCAAGTCAGCGGCAGCCGCCAGATCGTCGCACAGGGTAATGGGCATTTCCCACTGGTTCCCCTCCGCCCATTCTGCGTGCTCACGCAACGCATTTACGAGGTTTGTATCTCTCATAATTCCTCCCTTCATCTCAATACCTCACTCCGATGTAATCCAGCACCCGACCATAGCCAAGCCCCTTTTCATTGGGTTTCCATAGCCCGTCCGTGTCCCATTCCCCGCCGCCGATGCAAAACTCATAGTGCTTTGGGTGCGTGTGTTTCATGCGCTCAAACCGGTTTTCTCCCTTTTCGAGATGCGCACCGAACGCGCAGAACATGCACCCCGTGCGCTGGCATCCCGTGCAGCGTAGCTTGCAGTCGATCAGCGTTTCCGCATAGTCGTTCTCTCCGTCGCTGGCTACGATGCCACCGTACACGCTAGCGTAGGGAAGTTGGTGATCTACGATGAAGCGAAGCACGTCCTGCTCCGTCCAGAAACTCATGGGCTTGCCCGCTGGATGTTTTCCTTCGAAAGCATTGCAACCGTTTTTCAGCCAAACTTTCGTTCTCAAGCGGCTTTCTTGCGCCATTGTCGCCATTGTAGGAACTCTCTTCGTCTTTCTCATATAGGCGTTCATCGGTGTCTTTTTCATCACTCCGCAGCATCTTGGAGATATTGCGAATGGTGCGTATAGCAGAAATCCCCACTTTTCGCAGTTGTATTCGCTCGGCTTTCCGTCTTTTCGCAAATATTCACCGCGAAGCCGTGCCGCAGCTCGTCCGTCAGGTTTTACCCCTGCTTCTTCAACATACTTGGCCACCTCTTTGCTCACGATGCTATACCCGTACTTCGTCACGACCTGCCGAATGGTCATCTTTGGGCGCAGCCGAGTAAGGTTGATCGTCACGCGAGGAAACCTCTTCCGCAGCCAGTCCGCATATTCGTTTACGAACTTCTGAATTTCTGGATATTCCAGCCCCGTATTGACAAACACCAGATTCAGCGGCCACGGCGGCGTGCGGAAATGTGAGAGCCAGTTTGCGGCAAGGTAGGCCAGCACGGTTGAATCCTTGCCGCCGGAAAAGCTCACATAGACTTTCCCGTCCCATGCTGTGAACCACTCCTCGATCTTGCCGTAGGTGATGATCTCCTTGTACTCGGTGTCAAGGGACATCAACTCTTTGGCTTTCTCGGGCAGGATCGGCGTGTTGGTGTATTCTGTCATGTCTCCTCCTCACAGGTATTCTTTCATCCACGCATTGTTTCCAATCGTTGGATTGGAGTTGTTGCCCGTATCCTCGCGCTTTTCCCATGTTCGCACAGCGGCTTTCCAGTCCTTCATCGGATTCTTGCCTACCATCCAGCCTTTGGATGCGTAGAAATCAAGAAACCGTTGCGGGTCTACGTCTGAACCGCGTTCCCGAACATAAGCCAAAACATCGTCCAAAGTGGGAGGGGTAAAGCGCCTCGCGCGCGTAATACTCTCGTCTTTGTCTTTGTCTTTGTCTTTGTCTTTGTCTTTGTCTTTGTCTTTGTCATAGCTTGATTTGCTTGGCAAATTTGGCATTTGCTTGTTTTGCCTAGCAAATCCTGCATTTGCTTGTTTTGCTTCGGCTCCGATCTTCCCGGCCTTGCTTCGCGCCTCGGATAATCCCGCCATTGCAGCGTTGTCCCTGTCGATCTGCGCCCTCATCATAGGGAAAAGAAACCGTTCGTTCCCGCCAAGCTGCGGGGCTTCGCCCGTCCTTGCGTATTCTAACAAGGAAGTGAAAAGCCTCCCCCTCTCAGCGTCACCGAGTGGCTCTATTGCGTCTAAGTAATCGACAAACAGCTTGATGTAAGTCATATCCGCCATTCGCTCACTCCTTATAGGGGAGCAGGCAAATTGATACGCCGTGCTGGGTCATAATGTCGCAAAGGTCATCTGCTTCTGGTTGCGAGAGGCCATCGATGTGGATCATATTATGTGCCGGATCATCTACATCAAAGATATTCTCGCAATCGTAAATCAAAGCGTCGTACTTCACACCGCACCTCCATCAAAACGGAAGGTCCCCGTCGTCCTCGATCTCTGCAAACTCGCCCGGGCTGCTTGATGCGGGGCTGTATGAAGCAGGACTGTATGAAGCAGGACCCTCCTGCGGCTTGCTGTCGGCAAAGTACACGCTATTGGCGATTATCTCGACCGCGCGGCGCTTATTGCCGTCCTTGTCGGTCCAGTCTCGTGCCTGCAAGCGACCGTCCACCACCACCTTGCGCCCCTTGGCGCAGTATTGCGCGGCAAACTCCGCCGTGCGCTCCCACGCGACCACATCAAACCAGTCCGTTCCGGCATCCTTACCGTCGCGGTCGACGGCGATGGGAAAGCTGGTGACCGCCTTGCCGCTCTGCGTGCGGCGCAGCTCAAGGTCCTTTCCAATGCGTCCCATGACGCTGGTTCTGTTCAAGCTCATTTCAATTCCTCCCTGTTTTTCCTGTAAATCATGTTCTCCCGTGTCCAGCCCTTCAGCGCGTCATGGCGCTGGCGCTGGTTGCTGTAAACTTGTACCCAAGGTATCATAGCTGTCTCCTCCGGCGGGGAGCATTACTGCTCCGCCGCCTGTTCGCTGTCGATCACTTCGCCGGTGCTTTCGTCTACCTCGTAGCCCTCCGCCTCGATCACGGTCTCGTCCGGCACGGAATACATATCCGCGTCGATCTTCGTCTTGACGGTCTCGTCCGCTGCCACCGCGCGGACGAAATCGCTCTTGAGCGGGGCGTATTTCAGCACGCGCTTCAAAACAGTTTTCTTCGCCATTTCCTCAAAGTTGGTCTGCCACGGGCCATTGCTGTATGCCTTGGAAAAGCGTTTCGCGTGGGCGCGAATGTCCTCCACGCTCATCACATCGTAGCCCATGCCGCCGTCCTTTGTGCGGAACATGGCGTAGACGAAGCGCGGCTCTCCGCGCTCGCCGCTCGCGGGGCGGTGGGTGAGTTTCGGTTCCAGACCGAAGGAATATTCGAACTCGTCGTTCTCATAGACCACCTGCGCCTGAATGATGTTGACCTCGCCGCTGCGGTACGCCAGATCAATGAGGCCTTTATAGCCGAGCTGGAACTGACACTCCAATGTGCCGTGGTTCTTGTAGGGGATCAGGTACGCCTGTCCGAGCGGGGTGTTCGGCTCCATGCCGAGCTGCGCGGCGGTCATCATCGCGCCGAGGAAACTCTGCGGTGTGGTCTGCGCGAGCTGCTTGTTCGCGCTGAGCGCGGAGAGCGTGATGCGGGTGAAGCGTTCCGGCGTAATGACGCTCGGCAGCGCCTTTTCGATCTCGCCCTCCATCTTCTTAATGTAGTCCTGCATGGTCAGCGGCTTGCCGCTTTTCACGGCCTGCGTGGTCTGCGCGTTCTGGATAAGTCCCTCTTTCATGATGCTTTGCCCTCCTTAATCGAAAATCTTCTGAATGTGGTTTGCTTGTAATACTTGCCGAGGTCTGCGTCGGGATGGTCTTTCGCGAATGCCTTTGCGTCAAAGGTGGAGCGGCTCTGCGCCGCCCACGAAACGGAATAGCGCCCGCACTCGGCGCTTTCCGCGTCGCCCATGTCCTGCATAATGGTCTGCTTGATGGTCTCGATGCGCGTTTCCATCTCCTTCTTTTCGCCGATCAGCTCAAAATACTGCGCGAGCGCGGTCTCTCTGCCAAACAGCTCTACGCAGCCGCCGCCTCCGGCGTAGATCGTTTCCAGCATTTCCGTGGTGCCCTCTGCGCCGTCCGGAGCGGGCGGCTCTCCGGTCTCAACATGAGCCGTCCAGAAGTCCGCCGCGCAGCGTTTGAGCGCCGCGATCTCGTCCGGCGAGACATAGACGCTGCTCTCGCACCACGCGGGGCATTCGTCGTCCGGCACGGTCGTGACCTGATAGATGAAAAAAGCCTTGTTCAGCACCAGCGCCGCCAGATACCAGCGCTTCCAGCCGGTCACGGCGAGGTAGGTCACGCATTGCGCGTAGTAGCTTTCAGGGAATTCGCCGCCCACATAGTTTTTCATGCTCAATGCCGAGGCGGTCTTGCACTCCAGACCGGCGCTCTCCTTGAGAATGCGGCGGTCGATGTTCGCATGGAGATGCGGCGCGTCGTCGTTGCGCAGAATGTAATTCACGCGCCGGACGACCTTATCGCTTGCCTCCTCGAAGCGGCACGCGGCATACTCCTCCAGATCGCGGCCCTGCCGCATGGCTTCATTGTCGGGCGTCTCGCCGATCAGCCCCGTTTTCTCCGCCCACACCGCATACGGGGAGCGGTATTTGTTCAGTCCCAGCACAGCGCCCATGTCGCTGCCGCCGAGGCTCTTCCGGCGCTCCGCAAGCCATTCCTCGCGGCTCATGCCGTCAATCGGTATCTTCGTTACCATCTTCAGTCTCCTCCATTTCCTCAAACCATTCCTCGCCGCAGAACGGGCACTCGGCGACCGTCCGCGTTTCTATGCCGTTCTCGCCGTCAAGGTTCTCGCGTACCTGATAAGTGTACGGCTCAAAGAAGATCGCGTGGCAGGCTTCGCATTTGTAAACCATGTAAATTACGACCTCCCCGCTTTCCGTATCATCTCCGACAGGCCGTATGTCCGCCCGACAATGGATGCTATCCGCGCCATCTCGATCTTGCGGAGCACCTCGGCTTCTGCCGGGTCGTTTGACAAGTAGTAGCCCTTGCCAAAGTTCATAATGCAGTATTCCTCGCCGTCCTCCTCGCATCGTGCCGCCTCGATCACCTTGCGCAAGTGCCGGTCTGTCCAGCCGGTCATTTCGCAGAGCTGCCAACGGCACAGCGCGTTCTGAGCGCCGACGCGAAGATAGTTTCGCAGAGTGATAATATCGTCCGTCATGGCGACACCTCGGTAAACTCTCCATCAATAAGTTTGTACCATGTATCAGCCTTGATCCGCTCGCCGTCAACATACTCGGTCTTAACGCATTTTGGAACGCACCCATTCTTGGCTTCGGAATATTCCCATTCAGCAAGAGTAATCCAGCTCCCCGCTTTTGCGTTAACAGCAGAGCCGTGACCTGCGCAGCAGATAACCGAATCTTCCCCTGCACTTTCAATCTTGGCGTAGTTGCCGCTGCTGCCGATCTGGGCGTAGTTGCCGCTGCTGCCGATCTGGGCGGAGTCGCCGCTGCTGACGGTAGAATTTGGCGCGTTTACAATTGTTTCTTCCTTGAGATAATCAATGCAAGCTTTGACAAATCCGGGCAAGCCGAGCTTTACGCCAATGTGAAGCTTTTTCGTGGCGAATTTCCCGTTATCACCCGATACGGGCTCTTCCAAAGATTTAACTGCTGCAAAGTCGCTGACTTTCCCGCTATCATTTACAAGCGGGTAAAAATTAAGCACCTCAAAAGGATTAACGCAATAATGCATCATTCCTTTTTCACAAATCTCGCCGCCCTCTTCTTCATAGTCTGTGTTTTCCTGATACTGTTTCCCTTTGCAGATCATGCCGGGTTCAAAGGCTTTGTAGCCGTTCAAATTATCCATTGTTTTCCTCCATATAAACATAAGCGGTTTGAACGCCAAACTCCCGCGCGGCCTGATGGTCGTCAAAGAATACGTCGATTCGGTTTTCCTTGATCGCGCCGCCGCAGTCTTCGGCGGTGTATGTATGGCTCGTGCCGTCGGCAAAGTAGACGGTGACGGTCGCGCCGTAAGGGATGAGCGCGGGGTCAACCGCGATCGTTCGCCCCTCGGTGGCGGTTGTGCCGGTCGCCGTGATGCCGTTCGCCCACTTGCCGCAGCACTTCGCGCACGGGCAATAGGCGGTCAGACGGAACTCGCCGAGCGGTTCGCCGATGTCGATCACCGCGCTC